TCTTGAAAATCCAGTCAAGCAGGAAAAAGTAAAAGAATATGAACGCCAGATTGACCAGATGGTCTATAAACTTTACGATCTAACTGATGAAGAGATAAAAATTATAAATAAATTATAAAATATGAATATAAAATATATAGAATTTAAAAATTTTCAGTCATATGGCAATCAGTTAATGTATATCAGATTATTTAAGAAATAATTATATTAATAAATATCAAATGGAAGGTTGATAAAAATCAATTGTAAAATGTAAAAAATAAGCATTAAAAATCATAAAAAAATTTGGTAAAAAAACAAAATTTTCGTAAATTTGTAATATAAAACAAAAAAGCAAAAAATATGGAAACGCAAGAAATAAAATTCGAATTTAAGACACGCAAAGGTTATGACTTTTTTGAAGTTATAAGTGCGTTGCAAAAAGCAATCAGACGTTGCGAAGAGGAAAATGCAATCTATTGGGCTTTAGAACTCTATAAATCTGGCTTTTCGAAGGCTCTATGGAACAGATTATTAGTTATAACGAGTGAAGATGTAGGGCTTGCAGAGAGTGGAATTGAGGTATCTATAAATGCTTTATATAACAATTATTTAGCATTGATAGAAAAGAAAAAAGATAGTCCGGAGGCATTATTGCCGACGCTACATGCAGTAGTTTTATTAGCAAGAGCAAAGAAAAGCAGGTATATAGCTTTGCTATGTGAGTATGATGAATTTGTTGGATATGATTATAGGGATATACCAGATGAAGCTTTAGACAAGCACACACGTAAAGGAAAAGCAAAGGGGCGTGGATTATTATATTTTTATAAAGAGAGTGCAAAATTAAATAATGCTAAAAAGGAAGCTAATGAAGAAGAGATTGAGCAAAAAATAGTAAATAAGATAAGTAACGTATAAGATATACATAACTTATTATTAATAAAGGGCACTAAAAGGTGCCTTTTTTTTATATATTTTTATAACAAAAAATAAAAAAATGCGTATAATTGCAAAAAAATATGTATATTTGTAAAAAAAAATAATTATATATGGAAATAGAGCAAAAAATAGTAAATATTAAAGAAATTAAAGAAAACAAAGGCAACCCGCGCAAAATATCGAAATCACAGTTAGAAAGATTAAAGGTATCATTACAAAAATTTCCTGAGATGATGAGTATAAGAGAGATAGTAGTAGATGAAAATATGATGATATTAGGCGGAAACATGCGATACAGAGCATTAAAAGAACTTGGAGAAGAAAAAGTACCTGTTAAGATTATAAGAGGTTTTACAGAGGAGCAAAAGAAGGAATTTATCATAAAAGATAATAATGCATATGGGGAGTGGGATGAAGATATTTTGCAAACCTGGGATATAGAATTGTTAAATGAATGGGATTTAAAGATTGAGAAAGATGAATTTCAAGAGGCAGAAGAATTTGATAATTACAACTGTAAATATCCTATCATACCTGTTTATGGGGAAAAATACAATGCTATTATTATAGTTTGTGATAATGAAGTAGATTATATATATATAAAGGAGAATCTTGGCTTAAATAAAGCTAAAAGTTACAAAAATGGTAAAATAGTTAGTGATAATTCAGTTATTAGCAGTAAAGATTTTATAGAAATATTAGAAAAGAATAAGAAATATGGATAAATGCGAAGTTGTTATTATTAGTCATGGTAGAGCTGATAATGTTATTACTAAGAAGAATGTAGCAAATTGTAAATTAGTAGTTTGTAAGAAAGACTATGATATTTACAAAGAATTCAATAAAGATATAGAAATAATTGCTGGACCAGAGGAACTTGGTATTATGCAAAATACAAAGTTTTGTAGTGATTTTTTTGGGGATGTTTTTATTTTAAATGATGATATTTCATGTGTTATGGCAAGTTACAAAAAAATTAATGAAAAGAATATATTAACTAAAGAAGAAGCTTATGATGTTATTCAAAATGCTTATTGTATTGCAAAATTATTAGATGTAAAAATATTTGGTTTTGCAGATGCTGCATCGCCCCTAAGATATAAAGTAAACAAACCTTTTTTATTATCAGGGTTCATACGTGGACATGCTTATGGTTTAATAAAAGGTCATGAGTTCGATTTTAGCAGTGATTTTGAATTAGCTACAGATTTTTATTTATCGCTACAAAATGCTTATTTATATAGAAAGTGTTTTATTGATACAAGATTTAGTTTTCAGGCAAAGTATATAAGTGAAGGTGGACTTGCTTATGCAAGAAACAAAGATGAAATTCAAAAGCAGTATGCAAAGCTTAGATTTTTATATGGTGATGCTATTAAAAGAAAAAATTATAGTAGTTTTAGTATGGCTAAAAGAAAAAATATTAAAAAAGAAAGTGATATACATTTTAAATTAGATATTCCATTTTAAAATAATATATTATGGCAAATAAAGAAAGATATACGAAGGCTAAAATTTATGCCGACGCAATGGATAAAATAAAAAGGTATGCACCCCCAAACTTGATGTCGCTGATTAGTTTATTAGATTGTAGTCATGATACTTTTTATAAAAAAATTAAGGTAGATAGTAAAGAATACAATGAAATATCTGAAGCTTTAAAAAAGAGAAAAGAAGGTATTGCAAATTATTTAAGAAAAAAGTTAACTGATAGCGACAATCCGACTGCAATAATTGCTGCATTAAAATTATATGGTAATGAAGAAGATAGGGCAGTATTAAGTCAGCAAAATATTGATTTAAAGGCGTCAGGCAAAATCGATTATCAGCAAGTTACAAAGATAGAAGGTAATCTTAATAAGCTGAACGAAGACGAATTAAAACTACTAAACGAATTATTAGAGAAGATAAAAGAATGAACATAAAAGTAAAAGACTTGATAGCTACAGATATAGCAGTTAAGAGAATACTGCTAAAAGCAAGCTTTTACGAGTTTTTTAAATTCTTTTGGGACACTATAAATCACGAGGAACTGGTAGATAACTGGCACATAAAATACTTATGCGATGAATTACAAAGCGTTGCAGAGCGTGTATTTAAGAGAGAGCCGAAGTTATATGATTTAATAATAAATATGCCACCTTCATCATCAAAAACATCTATCGTTAATATATATTTTCCGTTGTGGTGCTGGATAAATGATTTTACATTGCAATTCATTAATATTAGCTACAGTCATCAGCTCGCAACAGCTATAAGTGAGAAATGCAGAGACATTATGCGTTCTGATAAATTTCAAACTTATTTTTATGATATAAAGATAAAGGAAGATAGCGACACAAAGCAGTATTTTAGAATACAAAAAGATAGAACAATAGGTGGCTTTAGATATGCAACGTCTACAGGTGGGACAATAGGTGGTATTCACGGACATTTTATAAATTTAGACGACCCTTTAAACCCTACTGATAGCTTATCTGACGTTATGGTAAAGAATTCAAATGAATGGTTAGATAATGTTATATATAGTAGAAAGGTAGATAATGATGTTAGTGTTGTTATATTAGTTATGCAACGTTTACATGAGAATGATATTACAGGTTATATGTTAAGTAAAAATGCAGGCAAAATAAAGCATATATGTTTACCTGCAGAGATTGATGAAAAGAATTTACCAAAGCCTGCTGAATTAAAAAATAATTATGTTGATGGTTTATTAGACTCAAAAAGACTTTCAAATGAAATATTAGAGCAAAAAAGAAAAGAGATGGGAGATTATGCATATGCNNGAACTAAATGCTGTGCAAATTATTAGATATTGGGACAAAGCGGGTACACATGAAGCTGGTTGTTACACTGTAGGAGTAAAGATGGCTAAAACGCCTGATAATCGATTTTACATATTAGATGTTGTTAGAGGACAATGGGAAGCAAGCGAAAGGGAAAAAATAATAAAGCAAGTAGCTATAGGAGATGGAACAGATACTATTATTTACATTGAGCAGGAGCCTGGTTCGGGTGGAAAAGAAAGTGCAGAAGCTACTATAAGGAACCTTGCAGGTTTTAGATGTATAGCAGATAGACCTACAGGAGATAAAATAAAAAGGGCAGATACTTTCGCAGTGCAACTAAATGCAGGCAATGTATATATGCTAAGAGGTGGTTGGAATGCAGAATATAAAAGGGAGCTTGAGTATTTTCCGTATGGCAAATATAAAGACCAGGTAGACGCTACCAGCGGTGCTTTTAATATGTTAGCAAAAGGTAATAAAGCAAAAGTTATAAATTATTAGTTAAGTAAAAAAAATTATATAAATTAGCAAAAAAAAATATATATGAAAAAGCAAGATATATTACAAAGTTATGAAAAGCTAAATAAACGTATTACTGATTTGCAAGAGAATTTAAATAGGCTTGATTTTGCAAGTTTATTTATGCAGTATGGAGGAGATAGAGATATTTACACTTCACTGGGTTATAATTTAGCACCAAGTTTTGCAGATTTTTATGCAAGGTATAGAAATCAGGATATAGCAAAAGCAATAATAGATAAGTTATGTAATTACACTTGGCGAGGAGATATAAGTGTATATAATGTTAATGAAGAAGATAATGAACAAAATTCGCTTTATAAAGCTTGGAATGAAATAAATAAAACATTAAGATTACAAAAGAAATTATTGCAGCTTGATAAATTAGCTATGATAGGGGAGTATTCTTGTTTACTATTAGGTTTTAATGATGTTAAGAGTGATGATGAATTTAAAAGACCTGTTAATAAAGGTAGTAAATTACTTTATGTAACCCCGCTCTCGCAAAGTAATTGCGAGATGTATATTTTTGAAGGTGATAGTAGTAATAAAAGATATGGACAACCTTTATTTTACAAAGTAAAAATAAAAAACAATAATAATACAATAACATTACAAGTGCATTATACGAGAATAATACACGTTGTTTACGACGCATTAGATGATGAATTGAGAGGTGTACCTTTTCTATTGCCGATTTATCATAGACTGGAAGATTTAGATAAAATCGTTGGAGCTTCAGCAGAGATGTTTTGGCGAGGTGCAAGACCTGGCTATCATATTAATATTAGCGATAATGCATATGCAGATGATAATGAGATTGCTAACAAATT